TAGTATCTAAGCGAGGACGGCGCCCCAGGGCTGAGGCACCGCCCTCTGACCACCAACCGAGAAGGAACCTCGATCGGTGGCTGCGCCCAGACTAGCAGCCATCCACAGAACAGCGCGACGGCCCGCCCATCCGCGCGCTGACGACCCCTGGGCGTCACACGAGAAGGAACCTCGACATGAGACTCGCAACCCTGATTGCTGCCGTGATGATCGGCATCTCGTCCCTCGCTGCCACGGCCTCGGCCGACACCTGGGTCAACGGTTATTACCGTGCGCCTCCGGGCTATGGCTGCGGCGGCTACGGATGCCGGTGAAAGCCCTCTGGGTCGCCGCCGCCGTGGCGCTGTGCGTCACCGGCTACGGCTATTTCACCTCACCTGACCTGCCGGCCTCGCAAGAGGTCGCATTGTCAGCCCGCTGATACCAAGGGGCGCCGGTTCGCGCTGGCGCCCCGCATTGGAGACTGAGATGAGCGACGAACCGACCATCGACCTGAGCTATATCGGCCGTTCGCTGCAGCGGCTGACCACCGACGTAAGCGGAATGCGCGCCGACATGACAGTGCTGACCGCGATCGTCATGCGCCAGGACGCGACACTTACCGCCCTGCTCACCGAGGTCCGTGCCATGCACTCCCGCCACACCCACCTGGAACGCCGCGTCGAGACGCTGGAGAAGCTGTGATATGAAAGAACCGGAAGCGTGGAAGCTGATGAGCTTCGGTATGGGCTGCGGCATTCTCGGCTGGATCGCCATAATCGCACTGGCGCTCCGCTTTATCCATTAAGGCCCCATCTGGTTTCGCAGCGGATATTTCTGTGGGTCAGGATACTGCATCTCCATGCCGCGCGCCCGTTGCTGGCGCGCAGCTCGCGCTGCCAGGAGCGGCTCCAGAGCGGCCTTTGCCCGATACGCCATCGGCCCTAGCACCGGCAGAGAACTCAGGCCAACCCCGGCATACTGCCTCGCTATGTCGATCGCGTTCGGCACGCTATCGGAGCCGCTTGCCCGCGCTAAATCCTCAGCCGATGCCGAGCGACGTAGGTCATCGCGAAGCGCCCATAGTTTCTGCATCTGATCGTCACTCAGGCTCTGCCATGGATTGAGCGGCGCGTCAGGATGCCTGGCCGCGACCGCCTCTTTCATCATCTGCTGAACCTTGGAATACTGCATGCGGTTCTGGCTGTCGTAGAGTTTGGACTCGCGACCCTGCAGCAATTCCATCGCGTCGATCGACCGGCTGGCGTCGGAGTAGTTCTTTAAAGCGGCGCGGAACCCCGGCGCGGCTGGCTCGATTGCAGCATCGACCGCGTCGCGTAACTGCATGAGTTGCCTCGCCGCCGTCGCGTTGCTGGGGTTCTCAATCGCCGCCTCTTTCGAGAGTAGGAAATTGATCTGCTTCCGCACGCCCCATAGCGTCTCCGGGTCGGTTTCCAAGTTGCCAGCCCTGTCACGCAGTTTGTCCATGACATTGTTGACGACCCGTACCACTGGATCGATCTTGCCATCCGGCCCGTTGAGAATGCTCCGTCCGAGATCGGCGACAGGCTGGGCATCCGCCGTGCCCTTGTTGCGAAACGCCGAGGCAATGTCAGTATTCAGTTGCGCATCGCGCGCCTGGGTTGCGGCAAGCACGTCATATTCCGAACCAGCATTGTCAGCATAGTGCGTCTGCCGTGCCGTATTGTTGCGGTCGGCGACCTGGCGGGCCTCCTGGCTGACATCGGTATTGAGATTGCGCAACATCTTATCTTCGCGTGAGGCATTCACCGTCTGCTCGATCTGCGCAACGGTGGGGTTAGAGTTCTCCACATATTGGTTGAGATCCGAAACGCCGGGCTGCTGCTGTTCCAGCAGCTTGCTCTTCTCGGCCACAGCGCGCGCCGCTGCGGCTTCTGGTGCTGGTATGGCGGCGCTGCTTGCTGGCGTGCCTGCCGCTCCTACGGAAGCCGGTTGCACAGTCGCATCGGGCGCCGCGGGTTGTGATGCCGCATCCGGCTGCCGCATGGTCACCTGTGGCTCGAATGCCGGTGCGGGCGGCTGTCCACCGCGATCATAGGCGGTTTCATACCACAGCTTAGGCGCCGGCATTGGTATAGCTTCTGGCGACGGTGCCGGAGGTGGTGGCTTTGGCGTCGGCGCTGACAACAACATTTGATTTCGTGGAGGCCCAATAGGCATACCGCCGAACATTAGCGGTCTTGCGCCAAGGCTGCCTGCCTGAAGCGCCTCCGGCGTAACCCCTAGCCGGTTGGTCTCCGGATCGATGGTGACCGCATTGTCCGGGTTATCACCGAAGAGCGTCGGTGTTTGAGTCATGCCGATGAACATATTAAGCGGCGTTTGGAGCAGCCCTGCCCCGAGATGCACGCCGGTCGCGAGGCCTTGGCGCATGATCTTCTCTGGCTCGCTTGCCCCTGGACCAGGCGCCAAGCCGCGAATGGCGCTCATATCCAAGTCACGGATCTTGTCGCGTAGCGCCGTCACCGAGAATGGTGGCGTCGGCGTCTGTGATTGCGGAATATCGGCGGCCAACGCATCAGGAGATGTGATAACGTCGGCAAGCGACCCACTCCGCGATCTAGTGACATCCTGAGCGCCCGAAGCAGACGGCGCCTGCGCTGGCGGCGATGTCGGCACCCAGTCACCACTGGCGTCGAGCGTGAGATAATTGCCTTTGCCGTCAGTCGCAATAGCAGTCATCACTGCACCGTAAAGCCCGGAGGCACCGGCTTTGCGTTCGGCTGCAATGGCACACGCCCCTCGCCAGGCATGTGGATCACCGTATTCGGGTCGGCGCGGGTAACGACGTCCTTCACCCGCTGAATTTCGTCCTTACTGAGACCCCTCGCCCATTGCTCCGGCTTCTGTCCGGAGATCGCACCCATCGCCGCGGCATAGACCTGCGGATTGCGCTGGGTGTTCCAATCACGATCGAACTGCGCGAGCGACCTATATTGGTGCGTCTGTGAAAACCTCTGCTCATTATCGGCGAAATGGGAAAGCGCCGCTTGCGCGTAATCTGCGTTTGCCTGGTTGCTGATAAGCTGCATATCGAGGATCGATTTGTTCGTTGCGTCCTGAAGATTGACGCCTGGGTTGGCGTCCTTGAACAGCTTGATGGCCTGATAACCGCCGCGCGCACCGAGCACCGACTGCTCTTGAGTGCCGGCGCCCACTAACGCTAGTTTCGCGAACGCCTGCGCGGCATCCGAGCCTGAGAGATTAGCCGATTCCTTTTCCCAACCGGTGAGCGCGGATGGCAGCCAGCGTTGCAGGAAGGCCGCTGCCGCGGTTCGCCCCTCCGTGCCAGGCCCAGTGCTGAACCGCTGCAACACGTCCTGCATTTCTTTGATGCGGACCTGATCCGCCTGCGACTTGCGAACGGCGGTACTGAGATCCTTGCTATCCTCGGCATCGCGTTCGTACTGCTTCTCAGCTACCTTATAGGCCGCCGGATCGCGCTCAACCTGCTGCTGCGCCGGCGAATAGCCAGGGATCACGACCTGACCGCCACCGCCGCCCGCTGCTCCCGGCGATCCACTGCCAAGCGCTGGTGGCTCAGGAAATCCTGCCGGCAGTTCGCGGGTGTTAACGCGCAATGTTTCCTTAGTCACGGGGTTCTCGCGCAGCACCGGCTGCCGGTAGGAATCTACTGCAACGGCATATTGCGCTTGTTCCTCCGGGGTCGCGTTACCATTCGCCACTTTCGGACCCAATCGGGAGACGATAGCCATAGCTGCCGTGTCGGCCCGCTGTGGGGTGACCTGGATGCGCGGCGCGATTTCCTCACCAGTGCGCGGGTTCTGGGTGATGATCTCGCCGCCGGTCAGCGTGACCTTTGCGTCCGGGTGTGCGGCCTTCCAGTATTCCAGCGCGCTGTTTTGCTGTGCGACGCTGAGCTGGCCCTGCGAGGTGGCCAGTTGCTGCGTCTGTATCCAGTCTGAAAACTGCTTCTGCTGAAGTTGGATGTTCTGGTTCGCATACGCCTGCTCGGCCGCGATGCGTTGCTGGCCGGTCATGCGGCCGGTGGCGCCCTGCGCGTCGAGTATGGCCTGCTGACGGGTTGTGAGGCCGTTGGCATTCAGCGGTTGCAGTTGCGGCGGTGCCGGGCCGCCGGCGGGTGGCAACGGACGCGGTCCATTCAGGTCTGTGGTGGCCCCTGAGCCCGCTCCAGGCCCTGCCACGTCTGTCCCGCCCGTCCGCGCCGCAACGCCGCCAGGAGCCGCCGCAGGCGTCGCAGAGGCCACGACCGGAGCGGGCGTCGGCTGCACCGTTTGACCGCGACGGGCGGCCGCCATCTGCACGCCCTTGGCCACGTCGGCCGGATTAAGGACATAGCCGCCACCCGCGCTTTCGTGCGGAAACTGCGCCTGGATGAACTTCGCTTGCACGGCTGGATCAGTCAGATCGACCTTGTCGTCAGGCCCCACGCCGAGCGCCTTAGAGATGTCGCCGATGTAGCTCGTAAGGTCGGCCTTTGGATCACCGACCCAGCGCGTTACCGCACCACGCACCGTGTTGATGCCGTGCTGCGTCTGATAGAGTGAAAGTTGATCGGCATTGGCGGCGACACCGGTCGGCATGTCTGGGAACGCCGCAAACCGGTTTCCCTGCCCTGGTTGAGCGTATGGTTGCCCAGCGAATGTGAGATTGCCGGGGTTGTTCTGGCGCTGGCCGATCGTCGCACCGCCGCTTGGTGTTACTGCCGGAGCCGTCCCACCGCCAACTGCGGGCTGCGCCGTTGTGTTACCCGCTGCGGAAATCGCCTTGTTGGCCGCGATGTTCGCCGCCCACTCGGCCTGCGTCTGGCTCGGCGTGCCAAGCTGTGCCAGAGCGTGGGCCACATCGTCGCCCGGATATGCCGCGGGCGCGTTCTTGAAGTAGCCAGGAGCCTGCGCCCGTGCGTTCGCCAGCAGCGTCGGGTAAGCCGCAGCACGCGCCTCGGGCGTCGGATACTGCGACAGCAACGTGCCGGCGAGCCGCGCGCCCATCTCAATCTCGTGGCCGCTGATGTCCTGCTGCTGCTGCAGGAGTTGGTTCTGACCCTCCTGCTGCTTCAACGCCATCATCGGGTCGAACAGTCCGTTCAGCGGGCCTGCCGCAACCTGGGTGCCGGACATCAGCCGTACCCCGGCGCGATGTTACCGTAGATCGATGGCGTTGTCGGTGAACCGACGATAGCCCCCCCTGCCGGCGGCCCACTGATCCAGTCCTGAAAGTTCTTGTTGCTCAGTAGATTATTGGCGACGGTACCGAGTGAATTGGCCGTATTGCCGTAGATCGAACTCTGCGCGTTCGCCCCGCCGAGCGCAGCACTGGCCGCGCCCTGCGCCGTCTGCGCACCACCGGCTGCCGCATTAGCGCCGAGTGTGCTCAAGCCCATCAAGCGATTGTAATACGTTCCGAAGTCGCTGTTCGCCAGTCCCTGCCCGAACGTCTGTTCAGCCTTGAGCGCAGCCCCGCTACGCAGCATTCCCTGTGCCGCGGCTCCGGCATCGGTCGCACGAAGGCCCTCGTTGAATTGCCACTGATAGCCAGGCGATGTCTGGTAATTCGCCATCGCGGCATCCGCCGCCGGCTGGCCGTTCAACCCCAGCAGATCACCCTGCGCCTGCAACGGCGCGAGGCCAGCTTGCCGATAAGGTGCAAGATCCTGGCGCTGCTGCTCAAACTGCTTCTGCGCCTGCGCCTGGCCAGACTTCGCGGCACCGGACTGCAATAGGCCACCGCCAAGACTTCCGGCTGCCGATATACCCGCGCCGATCGCCGCCGCAGCTCCTGCGCCAATACCCATTTATGCCTCCAACTCTAGCTTGAAAACCTCGCCGAACCGCTCGCCACCAACGCGGCGATACATCGTGCCAAGCCGCGGCCCATCCCCAGCAACGCCCGCCCGCATGATGATCCTGTCGGCGCCTCGCTCACGCAGCGCATCATTCGCTGCCCGCAAGATCCGCATGCCGAGGCCCGGTACAGCCGGCGACGCATAGAACGCGGTGTGCGTCGCCTCGGTAACCTCTGGCCCTTCCAACGACGGCCCGACGATCGTCATCAGGTAGCCGAACGGGCGGCCATTGATCCGGGCAATCATCGTCTGCAGCACGCCAACGTCGTCCAGCAGTTGGAAGAACCCGGTATTGAAATCCAGCTCCGGCTTCCGTCCGGTGATGGCGCAGTGCTCACGGATCAGCGGCGCCGCGTCGCGGCAGAACACGCTGAACGGCTCTGCCTTGAACGTCACGCCGTCGAACTCGCGCTCAGTAGGCCGCATGTTGGCAATGATGCGATGCCGCGCCAGTTGCGCCAGCTTCTCCAGCTGCGGCCGGTGCGCGATGAATTGCCGCATCATGTGCGGCAGGTTGATCTGCAGGTTGACCGGCGCCGCGGCTTCCCACCACGCATGGGGCATTGGCTCGCCGAGGCAGTGCTGAAATATCCGCCCGCATGTCGCCTCGTCACCGAGGTCGGCAAACGCCACCGACAGCACGCCTGGCAGCCGCGCCTCGATCTGGCACAGCTTGGCGTCGAGCCGCGTCATGGCAGCGGTCAGCGTCGCCTCATCGAACAACCCGAACCGCATCAGCGACGCCACCACGTCGGCCACCGGACGACGCACCACGACGGCGCTGGCATGGGGTGCGAGGTGCGGCAGCAACCGCCAGAACGGTGCGGCGATCGTCTCACATGTGCCGGCGTAGGGCTGACCTAGCCACGAGCGCACGTCGTCCAATGACCTGCAGTGCCGCAGTTGCTCGTGACCGCACATCCACGGCCCGAAGCTCAGGAACTGCGCCAGCCATGCCGTGCGCGACCTCGGCAGCGCAAAAACCACGAACGGCGGTCCCTCCGGGGAAGGACGCCAGCCGCCCGCAGGCAGACTGGCGCCCAACCCTACCTCAGACGTAGACTGATGCTGATCTTGACTCGGATCAGCACCCGCACGATCTTTGGCAGGAGTTGGCGATGTGCTAGCATCGTTACCTCCACGGGAACGCCGGTAGGACCCTCCTACCGGCGCTTCCATGTCTAGCACATCGTTCTGCATCTACCGCGCTCTTCGTGCCCTGATCGTCCCGGTCACCGTCACCGTGCCGGCAAAGCTCGCTTCTGCCACCAGCCACGTCGTCGTCGTCGCCGTGACGTTGACGCGCCGCGTGGCCGGGCTGATAGCCTGCGCCAGCGCCGTGGTCGGAAACGTCGCTGCGGTCAGCGTATCGACGGCGGTGATGCCGGCGCCGAAGAACGTGTGCGTGCCAGCCCCCGCCGAGAATTGCACATTGCCGGACACGTCCCAGTCGCCCGCCGTGAGGGCCAGCGACACCACGTTGGCAACCGAGCCGCTGACCAGCGCCACCGGGCCGCCGGTGGCCGTCATGTACTCGCCGATCTGCCCGGCCGCCGCGTCGGAGCCGTCCGTCACCCCGGCATGTACAGTCGCCAGCGTATCCGAAACACTCTGGTGATACTCGGTCCATGCCTGCGAATGCCGCTGCCCCGAGGGGTAGTCGGTCAGCGGCGGATCATGGACCGGCGGCTCAAGCACCATCAGTTAGCGCCCGCCTGAATATCCGCGTCCATCGCATACAGCCGCGTGAGCCTGTTGGTCGAAACCCTGAACACCCTCTGCCGGAACGAGCCAAGCCGCGTGGTGTAGACCCGGTGCCGATAGTCTCCCGGAACGCCCGCCGACATGGTGCGCGTCGGCCCCCACGTCCTGGCCCCGTCGTCCGACCATTCGAGCGTCACCGGCCCCGGCGATTCGGCGCCGCCGCACTCCATCTCGACCTCAATGCGTGAGCAGAACGCGCGTCGCGTATCCGCCCACAGCGGCGGGAATGTCGCCTGCCGCAGCACCCCCACGCCAGCGTCCGTCGCCTGATTGCCCATGGTGTAGAGCATCCCGGTCGTCCGGTCGCCGAACAGATGGATGGAGTTGGTATCCACCGCCGCCGATAATGGCTGCCACGGCCCACTGCCGTTCGTGCTGGTCGATCGCTCGTGCCAAACGCCGGTCGCCACGTCGTAGACCAGCGTGCGGTTGTCGAGCGTGGTGAAGCTATAGAACCAGTGCCCCCGGTAGGGATGCGTCATACCATACAGGCCGTTGACGTTCGTGGCGATAATCGCCTCGATGGCGTGCGTAGAAACCCGCTGCTTGTTGTAGCCGTTGCTGCGATACACCAGTCCATCAATGCCCAGCCACCACAGCGAATTATCAGCCCGTGCGATCGACATCGGCGAGACGGTGCCGCCATCGATGACTCCACCGGCCGCACGGCGAAACGGAAAGAACGAAGTCCCTGGCGTCGTCTCCAGCCCGGACGAGCCGGCGTCATAAAACACTTCGAACCCGGCCTCGCCCACGGTCCAGATCTGATTGCGGTGGCCGACAACGCGGCGGATGACATTCGGCACCGCATCCGAGAACGCAAAGTCCAACGCATCGAAGTCGGTCGGATCGAGCAGCCGGGAGATGAACCACTGCGCGGTATTGCCGGGCGACGAGAACGCAAAATAGCCGTCGCTATAGGCAACCGACGAGGCGCCTGCGAACACATCGCCGCCGATCTGATTGAGCGGCGTCCCGACATCGTGCCCACAGGTATAGGCGCGCGGTGCCACGCAGATAACGCACGCCGTCGGTCCCGCCGCGATGGTCACAAAACTATTCCACGACCCGGTGCCAGCATCGGCGCTGCCCACGTCCCCGAGATCCTCGACGGTCGTGCCGCCGCCCAGCGGGAACGACAGCCGGTAAGCATGCGTGCCGGACACCACGTAGATCCTACCTGGCATATCGTCGTTCATCGCCCAGATAGGCCCGGTGCCGATCGCGCCAGGGCCGCCATGCGTGGTGTCCCACGGCACCAGCCCTGGCGTGGATACCAACGCCGCGGCAACACGCGCGTCGTCCGGTTGCTTCTCGGCCATCAAATTGATCAAGCGTTTCGCCGACAGTGGCAGCGACGGATGCGCGTAGCTTTCCAGCGGAAACGGAATGCGGCGCATACCTACCGCCGGTGCAGTGGCCTGAGACATCAGACGATATTCTGAGACACGAACTTGCTCGTGCCGGTGCCGGAGTCGAGCAGGCCGCCTGTCGCGTTGCCGTGTACGTCGTTGTTGGAGATGATGTAGCGGTCGGACGCCGTTGCGTCCACCATGATGCCGTAACGCTGGCTGTTCGTTGAGAAGCCGGCATTCGGCCTGCAGCGGCAGCCAGTGATGACGAAGTCCGTAACCGGACCGACGACGTGGATGCCGTCATTGGTGTTGGATGCGGCAGCGCTGTTCGCGGCGGCCGTGCAGCCGGTCAGCGTGATGTCTGAGGACGGATTGGCGAGTAGAAAGCCGTGGCCGACGTTATCGATCGAGATGCAGTTGGCGAACGTCACATCACTGGCGTTGAGCACATTGAAACCATGACGCCCCATGACACCGGCCCAGCAGTTTGTCAGGCGTATGCGCGAGACGTAGGTGCCAGCGGCACTGCCGTTGAACAGCCAGCCGTCCTGCGTGCCGGCAACGTTGTTGGAGTCACATAGGACATTCACGGCATGGATGACGCCGAGATAGTTAATGCCCCCGGACGCTGAGACCAAGGTGACACCGAACCGGAAGCCGCCGACGTTGATGTTTGCCCACTCGAATGTATCACCAGCCTGGGCAATGATCCCATTGCCGGTGTTGGTCGGCGCTCCCAGCATCTCTAGTCCGGAGATGGCACCGAGGCCACCGAAGAACTGGTCATAGAATACGCCATTTGCCATCACGTTGACGAAATTGCAGTCGGTGATCGAGGTGCGGTAACTCAGTGCCCCGGACGCGCCGAGGAAATGCACCACGTCCCAGCCGCCATCAGTCCAGATCCTGGTCAGTTTGGCATTGTTGGCATTGACGAAATTGAACAGCACGCCTGCCGTGCTGGTCTGAAACGGCGTGACAACACGGAAGTCGGACAGCGTGATATCGGACCCGGTAAAGTTCAGCAGCGTAGCTGTCGTGCTGCCCCAGTGGATGGTGCTCTGCGGCCCATCGCCCTGGATGTATAGAAAGCCGGCGGTGTAGCCGAGCGCCGCATTGATCCGGTAATGCCCCGCCGGAATGCGCAGCTTGCCACCGCCAAGGGATGCGACGTAGGCCAATGCGGCATTGAATGCAGCGGTATCGTCGGTGGTGTTGTCTCCCTTCGCCCCGAAGTCCCTGACGGAGATGATCCCGGTCAGGACATAGGAGCGCAGTGCGGTTGCCGCGAACCGCCCGGAGCCGGCCCGTTCGCCGACCACGGAGCTGCTGTCGGTGAGCGCGCCGAGGTCGGGCAATGCCGCGATATTCGTGCTCGGGATCGGAAATGCGGTGATGTCGGTCATCGCTATGCCACCAGGATTGTGCTGCCATTGTCGGTCGTGATCGCCGTCGGCGGCAGTTGGAACGCCGCCCCGGCGTAGCGAACGTGCAACCGCCCGGTGGTCAACACCTCAGCGCCCTGCGTGTCGTAGTTCAACTGCACCGCCCAGCCGCAGCGCCGCGGCCAGTTGGCCATGGTGCCGCTGGGGAACGTGAAATCGAATGCGCCGATCGCATCGGATATCACACCGATACCGTTCCACAGCACGCGCCCGCAGGATGGCAGCGCCCAGCCGTAGTCGTCGTAATAGCCGGGGCCGACCTCGTAGATAGTGAATTGTGCGGACGGCCCACCGACACCGCCAGTGAGATCCAGCGCCTGCGCGCAGGGGTTGTCGCTGTCCACCACGGTGATGCGCAGATAGAGGCTATCGGCGGCGGCCAGCACCAGGTCGCGGCGCGGGATGTGCAGCGGCGAGGTGCGCATGTAGGGCACCGTCATGGCCATGGATGGCATCGGCGGCTCCTACGGCGTGACGGAAGGTGTGACGGTGCCGGCACAGCGCATGTTACCGGATGCGTCCACACTCCATTTATCGACGCCCGCCACGACGTAATACAGCTTGCCGGAACGGTATTGCAGATAGGCGCCAGCGTTACCTTTCCATCCAGCCAGCGTTGCCGTGCTGGCGCCGTTGAAGTCCACGATCTGGCCTGGGTCCATGCGCAGCGCGGCAACCGGGCTGGTATAGCCTGGAGGCACTGTCGCAGTGCGCGCGTCGAACACCTGATAGGTCTGCACGCCGGTCACGCCGTAAGCGGTCTTGGTTATTGCGTTCGTGCTGCCATCGAGGTTGTATCCCATACCAAAAACCGCCGGCAGCAGGACGGGAACGCCGGGCGTAAAGTCGCCAGCCGGCAGTTGCTCGCTCTGGCTCAGATGAATGCCAATCCGCACGCCGGGCGTCCCAGGCAGCCCGGTGTCATCGTCACCGTTCGCGTGGTGCCCGAGTTCCATGGCCAGCAATGCCGAGTTGGCAGAACTCGGCCGGTTGCTATCCTCCTCTGCGGTTACGTGAATGCCAGCCAGCCACGACGTGCCGTGCTTTTTGACGGAGGACGAAATGCCGACATGCTGCGGCCAACCACCCGTCGGAAACTGCGTCGAGTATGAGTCAAACGAGACATGCACGCCCCATATCGAGGTCTTGGCGCCGGTATAATCGCTGGTGTTGACCACGATCGGCGTTGAGACAAAGCCATTCGTGCCAGGGCTGGCGGCGTTCTTGAAATCCACCCGCAACGGCCCTTGTGCATCTGCATTCGCAGACTCAATGGCCAGGTATTTCGTGCCGCTGTAGTAAGTCTCGAACAGATCGCCTTTGCCGGTGCGGCTGAACGCCTGCACCATCGGATTGCCGCCCGACGTGGTGCCATCGGCCAGGAAATGCACTGGTATGGTGGGCGTTGTGCCCTGCACGCTACCCCAGACGATGCTGGCATTGCCACCAGGGAAGAAAACCGCCTCATGGGGCTTGAGCGCGGTCAGCGCAGCGCCGATTGCAGGTCCGTCAACGCCTGTTGTTCCATCGAGCTTCGCGCCGAAGTCCTTGACATTCTGCCAGTCGGCTGCGCGATCCTCCAGCAGGCGCGGCGTGGTGCTGCCGGTCGCAATGACAGTGCCTGTAGCACTGCCAGGCGGCCCAGGAGGCCCGGCAGGCCCAGGCGGCCCGCGCCATGCATCGCCGGTGGGATCGCAGGGCACGTCGGGCGGCTGCGGCGATCCCGCGAAACCGGGGCCGCCGGGGATGACGAGGCCGTCGGGCATTACATCCTCTCCGCCATATCCGGATGAGCGTCCGCGCCATTGGCCCGCGGCACCTGCGTGGCGATCTCCCGCAGCGCGTTGGTGACGGCGAGGAACGCCTGCACCTCACCGCCCTGGAAGGTGGAGCGCTCGAGGAACGCCAGTGCGATGCGGGCGAGTTCGGGTGTCATGGTGCGATCACCCTCATTTCAGGTTCCAGGCGGCGCCATTGTAAACGCCAACGACAGGCACATTCGCCACGGTAGTAACCGTGTTGGCGATCGTTGCCCCGGCGGTGAAGGTGAGCACGCCAGTCGGGATGATGTTCACCGTCCGGCCCGGCCAGACCACACCCGACATCGCCGTCACGCCGGTCGTGCCAGTCAGCGAGAACGTCGGATTGACCGGCACGGGGAGGGTTGCCGCCGAGGCGACTGCCGGGATGACGTTATCCACACCCAGGTTATCAGCGATCAGCTTCGCGGTGCCTGTGCCGCCGTCAAACAGGTTGGCGGTTGTCGCACCGCTTACGTGGTTGCCGACGATCTCATAGTTGTTCGACGTACCGGCCAGCACGTTGATACCGTAGGTCATCTTAGCGGACCCACCGCGATTGTCGGTAAAGGCGTTGCCGACCACGCGAAAGTTGGAGACGTTGGTGGCGACCACAAACCCATTGGCAACAGTCCCCGTGCCGGGATTGAGCACCGTATTGCCAGTGACCAAGATGTTGTCCGCAGCGGCATCCAGCGCGATGCCGAAGAACTGCGAGTTGGTGACCGTGTTACCCGACACGACGGTGTGCAGGCTGTTGACCTCGATGCCACCAGCCACGATGCCGCAGCCGGTCTGCACCGTGTTATTCGCGATCACCGCGCCGTTGCCGCCGTAAGAGGCTATCTGGCCACCGCCGATCCCCGTGTAACAATGGCTGTTGCCAACGTAGTTGCCGGCGACGATAGAACCATCACCATCGAAACCGATCGCGTCGATGCCGGCACTGGTGATCGTATTCCCCTGTATGATGACCGGCACATGGTTGATCGCCCAGATGCCATAGGTTTGCAGGGTCGCATTCGCGATGCCGACGATCTTGTTATCCCGCGCCCAGCTATTGGCGCCACTGAGGCTGATCGAGTTCCCGCGCGAGTTTATGACCGAGTTGTGGAACAACCCGCCACCAGCACCCGACACACCAAGGTCGGCACCGGTATTGGTGCTGTTGGTCGGAGCGCTGCCATCGACAGCGCAATCGCGCAACGTACCGCCAACGCCAGAAAGCGTCAGCATCGTGCCAGTCAGCGTGGTGCCGCGCTTGATGACCGTGTTCCAGCCGGGACAGGCAATCGTGGTGTTGAACTTGGTGACGTTGATATTGGTGGACACGGTATAGGTGACGTTCGGCGCCAGCATGATCGTGGAGCCGCCCGGCGCATCCGTCACGCAGGCCGCGAGGCCGACCGACAACGGGCAGTAGTATTGCCGCCCGAGCAGGTCAGCCAGCGTGCTGGAGTTGGTGGAACCCGTCGGCGTGGACGAGCCAGTGATAGTGCCGCCGATCGTGGCATTGCCCGTCGTCGTCAGCGACTGGAACGTAGGCGTCTGCGCGGCAGCCTGTGCCACCGACGCAAAGGCAGCCGCCAGTGCGATCAAACGATGCACAGCACGCCTCCGTTGTTCCAGACGGCACCCGTCGGCAGTCCTGTGGCGCTCGTGGGCAAGCCGCTCAGCACCAACGTTTTGCAGGTGACGGCGCCCGTGGCACGGCTGATGGTCAGCGGATTGTCGATGAACCCGCCGGCGTCGCTGTAGCGGCTGATGGCAAAATCCGCGCCGGCGTTGCTGCCGGTCTCCGCCGTCGTGTCGCCCGGCAGGATCGTCCAGCGCGTGGCACCGCCGGCACGGCCCGCGATCATGCGCTGGCCCAGCACGTCGTTATCGAGGAATAGCTGCGACGGCGTGCCGCCGGTGCCGGCGATGATGGCGTATGTCTTGACGGTCAACGAACCGGTGAGCGTGCCGCCAGCGATCGGCAACACCGGCGTCCACGCCACAGTCGCGCCGCCGCGGCCATACAGCGCGCCGTCGTTCGGAGCCTCGGGAAACGGATTGCCGGCAATGCCCTGCGGACCTTGTGGTCCCTGTGGCCCGGTCGGTCCCGGTGGACCAGGCGGCCCGACCCAGCGATCAGGATCAGGCGGACCGGTGTCTGTTCCTGGGTAGTCCGAATAGTGGATCTTGTACGCCATCAGAAATACGTCCCCACCACGGTCTGCCCGCTGGTCGGCAGCGCCACGTATCGGAAGATCGAGAGCATCGCCTCGGCGGTGTCTTTCGCGTCGGTGTCCATGCCGAACAGCGGTGCCAGCGCATCAGCCGCCAGCGTGGCGTATGGGTCACTCAGCGCGTCTGGGATATCGAACACTGTCCAGCGTGCGATGCCGCGCATGACGAGGTCGTTGTGGACGCTCTGCACCGCCTGCTGGGCGTTGTCGTCGGCCGACAACACCATGGCGCCCTTCTTCACGCGCCCCTCCAGCAGCACCACCACAGCCGGATCTGTGGCCTTGCCGAAGCTCGACGCGCCATAGGCTGCCGCGAGCTTCACGTACTCTTCGGCGAAGGCGCGTGGCATGGCGGTGCTGTCCCACCACACCACGCCCTGCGCGTCGAGCGATGCATGCACCGAGGCCACCTTGTCGAGCATCAGCGCCTGGTCGGACGGTGACGGCGTTTCGTCCGATGCAATCACGCCAAGCTCCACCAACGCCGCGGTGGCGAGCGTCGCGGCGGGTACCATTTCCGTCAGGGTAGGCGAGTCATCGAGCGGCACGACCCGCACGCCGAGCCGACGTAGCGCGATTTGCGCGATCGTGCCGACCGATGTGGTCATCAGGCGGCCGCGCCGCCGCGCACGGTAGGCGGTTCAGTCGGCGGCGGCAGGTCGGCTGTATCGATGCCCGCCGCCAGGCTCGTCATGCGTGTCGCCTTGCCAGACGGCGGCGGTAGGAACTGCGGATCGGCGCTCGCCGCCTTCTCCTCAGCTGCACGCCTGGCCTTGAGCGCTTCCGGCGACGGCGGCGGCCCGCTGCAATCGACCGGATCGAGCCCCAGCGCCACGAGATGCGTATCCCGTATGAGCTGGTTCTCTTCGAGCGTCGCGGCGGCGCCACCGCGTGCGCCGAGGCCGCTGTCGGCGTTGTAGTCGAGGATAATCTGCGCGCCGATGCTGGACGCCGCCTGCGCCTCCTTCAGCGCAGCCGCTGCCTTGGGGTCTGGTGCCGGTGCTGTGGTCTTTGCCTTAGCCTCCTTGGCTGGCGCCGGCGTTGGTGTCGGCGTCGGATGATCGCCGCCGTGCGTCTCGTGTTTGTCGCTTGCCATGTGGATTACTCCTTTCGAGTGGTCAGATGAGGCGGCCTAGACGGCGGGCGAACTCAAGAGGGTCGGTGGCGCCCTTAGCGGTGTTGCACTTTGCGCAAGCCAACGAGATGTTTGTGATCCAGTTGGAGCCACCTCTCGCTAGCGGGATCACGTGGTCGACGTGGTAGCTTTTATGAATCGACTTAGAGCAGTAGGCGCAACAGCCGCGTTGACGTTGGAATAGGGCCTTGAGTTCGCCTGCCGTGTGGGAGCCTTCCGCGGCACGCTCCCTTGCCCTCCTGCGATGAATATCGACCTTGACCTTTTCCGGGTTGGCCTTCTTCCACGCAGCACTACCAGCTCTCCATGCTGAACGCTGTTCGGCGTTGTGTTTGTGATAAAGTTGCTTCGCGAGGTCGGTGTTGCACCGAAGACATCCACCGTTTGCGGTAGTTCTCTGGCTCAGATGACCCTTGACGCACGGTTTGCCGGTGAAAAAGCGCAGTAGGCCGGTAGCCCTGGCCTCCGCTCTCGTGATGGGCGGCCCCGTATAGTCGGACGGGTCTTCGATGCGCGCTGCCAGCTTCGCTGCGAGTCGCTTTGCATTTCTCGCTCGCTTCGCGGCAGCGGTCCGCGTCAAATTAGCTTTGGAACGCTCACGTCCTTTCGCCAGCACATATTCGCGGTTGGCATCGTTCCAGGCCGCAATGGCCACCTTCATCTTTTCAGGGTTAGCTTTCTGCCATTCCCCGCTGTAGATCAGCAGGCAAGCAGCACAGCCACCGTTAGATGTCATTCGCTGGCTCAGATGTCCGGCTTTGCGACATCTCGAGCCAGGAAAGAACCGTTTGAGCCCAGCGGCCTCAGCCTCAGCGCGGGTGACAATCGGCCCGTCGTAGGGCACATACGGTTTAGCCATGATTGACGCCCCAATCGTCAGTTACGGTCAGAGGCCGGTGGGTGTTTCCGCACCCTCCGGTCTCGCTCAGTATAGCCTAAGCATCAGCAGGCGAGGAACTCCAAATAGTGAACGACCCATTGTCAACAGGTTTGGTCGTATCGACAGTTGGGTCTACACCGAACCTGAGCTTGGAAACCCCCCTGATTTCTTCTATCCCGACGCCCTGAAAAAACCCATAATCTCGGCGGTTCTCGATCACCTTCGTCCGCTGCGCCCACGCGATGCCAATGGCCTGCGCGCCGCAGAGATACGACGCTGCGGCATCGCTACCGGCGGTGCCGACACCGGCGAGCACCGGCAACTCGGGGATTTCGCGGATGATCATCCCGTCGTAGACGATGTCCCCAGCGGTAAACAGCGGATTGTCCGACCCGCGATTCCAGGCATACTGCAAGGCGTTGATGATCACCGGATCGAGCATCAGATCGCGGAAGCAGAGGCTCGGCACGAACACCACGTACCATTCCTCGTCGTTGTTGATCCTGATCGGCCGGATCTTCGGCGAGGCGGTGCGCGCCATGCGCTTGGCGAGCGTGAGTTGCGCGGCGTTCATTTTGTCCGCCGTGGTATCCACGGTGAGCAGCGCCGTCGCATAGACGCCGGACACCGCGTTGCTCTTGGACGCGCCGAACAGCACGCGATCGGCGTTGTTGACGAGCCAGGTATTGCGCTGTGCGGCCGTCGCTGCGGCATACGAGATCGACACGTTGCCGTCAGCCGTTATCGAGCCAAGGGCGGTGATGATGTCCGAGCGCAACTTGTTCGCCGCCCAGTTCTTCAGTACCGAACGGCCGGCCTGCAACAGGTCGATGACGGATTTCTGCTCGTCCCAGTCGGATACCGCCACCGCGTGGCGAATGACGCCGACAGTGACGTTCAGCGAGCGGGCGTTAAGAATTTCTTCATTGCCCTCGAGCACCGTGTTTCCGGTGACCCCTGCTCCGACGAGATTGCGGACGGTGGGGAATACGACAGTGTCGCCTGGCTTTCTGGTCAGGTCCGTTTGGAGTTGGATCATCGCGTCCATGCTCGTACCGAAGTACGGCGTGAACTGATTTTCCCTAAGATACTCTACCCAAAAATCGGACTGCCACTGTATTGGGGTTAGTCCCGGTCTGGCCGGGGTTACATTCATGTCGGCCATCGCCGAGCACTCCTATACTATCTTTCTCCTTTCGTTTGATCGCGCCCGAATGCTCGGCGGCAGCCACTGCGCCCGTTTTCGGTCGGCGGCACCTGGGTAGGCACTTGCGCCCGTTAACCCCGGCGGCGGGTAGGCACGTCAGAACCGGCGGAACTGGCCATTTGCCGACCGGCGGTTCTGGACTGGCGCCAACACCTCCTCGAGGCTCGGCTCGCCGGTCCATGTACTTGCGGTGCGTCCAGCGACGCTGCGCGCGGTGGCGAGCGACGGCTGCATCCCTGCGGCGGGTGATACCGGGGGCGGCTGCGGCTTCGCTGCCTGTTCTTGCTCCCACTTCGCCCGCGCCTCCGCCTCGATGCGTGCGCGGTACGCGGACGGGTCGTCGCCCACCTCGCGCAGATGCCGCAGCCGGTCCACCTCGCGTGTCATCCACGCATAGGGGTTGGTCTGCGAATACAACTTGCCGAACAGCGTCTGATCGTGCTGGGCGAGTTGCTTGAACTCGTTCACGTATTCGTTGAGCTTCTCGTCGCCGATCTTCTCGCGCAGCCGCTCCTCGGAGTTGTTCAACCGCTCGTTGAGCAGCACCTGCTGCAACCGCGTGGTGAACCCGACCGGATCTTGCGCCGGGTCGATCGGCGCCAGCGGCGGCATCTGCTCGGGCTGCGGCTGACGCGCCTGCTCCTGCTGCGCCTTGTAGGCCGCGAGTTCGCCTTCGAGGCGCGCCGCCTTCTCTTTCCAGTCCTGCCTCTTCCGTCGCTCGTCCTCGTAGGCACGGCGCGGGATGACCGGCTCGCCATCCAGCGCTTGCGGCGGCTCTGCGTCGTCCTCACCAGGGGGCTTGGGCTCTGGCTGGGTCTTTGCCTCGGCCTTCGGCTCCGGCGCCTCCTGGCGTGGCTCTGGGGCCTCGCGCGGGGCGGGTTCCGGGGTTGCCGCCTGCGTCTCGGACGCAAGGAAGCTGTCGAGTGCTTCGTTAGCCATAGTCGTGTCCTTGGATTAGGCCGGCTGTCCCGGCTGAGGGATCGGCGTCTGTGCGAGCCGATTGGTCGTCACCATCGTCTGGTGCGTGTTGGCGATCTCGCCCACGGTCTGATGTCGCGTATGTAGCGCCTTCGCCTCGTCCACCGCCGCCTTAGCGTGTTTTCCGCGCAAGTCCGCAAGCTGTGTGGCCATCGCCATATCTGGCGTCATCTGCTCTGGATCGGACGGCTGCTGCATGCCCTGCGTGCCGGGCGGGTTGTCGGGTGCGACATTCGGCTGGCCATAGGGCGGTGCACTGAAGTCGGCATGAATGTCGTGCACCTTGGACGCCGCGTTGACCTTGCGCTCCTGTGCAAGCGCCATGTCCGCCGCCGCCTTCGCCTGCTTGCCCTGGATATCCGCCTGCGCGTGCTGCTGCGCCAACTGCCCGGCCTGCTGCTGTGCCTGCTGCGCCTGCTGCTGGTGCGCCTGCATGCGCTGAAGCAGCATATCCTTGTCCTGCAGCCCCGACGCCGCAATCAGCACATCGCCCGGTATCAGCCCCGGCTGCATGCCGGCGAGCTGCACCAATGTCTGGAACTGCTCCGCCTGCAGGCTCGGGATGTCGATGCCTTCCTCGATCGTTATGTCCACATCGAGGTCGGTAATGTCGTTCTCTATCCCCACTACCTGCTGCAACCGAGGATCGTCGGGCTGCAACTGCATGCGCTGCATCATCGCCTGCCGCATCTGCTCGGGCATCGCCGCGAGGCGGTCCATCACCCTGATCGGACGGTTGATTGATACCCACGTCGTGCCGTTAAGCTCGTCCGTGAGCCTCACCCACTTGCCGCCGGACCAGTATTCCCGCGCCGCCATCCAGCAACTCTCGTAGACCCGCCGCGACCAGTAGCGCAGCGCGTCAGCCAGCGGCTCGTTCTGCGCCGCACCGCCCGCCTGCTGGGCCAGGATCGCCCGCCCGCTCAGTTCGCGTGGATCGGTGCCCGACATCGCCGCATTCGGCCCCGATAGCTGCATTTCGGCAGTCGCGTGTTGCAACAACTGGAACTGCCCACTGGCAAGGTCGGCCGACTGCTCGATCTCGAACTTGAGCCCCGGCATCACCTCAACGTAACCGTCCGGCTTGGCCACCTCGCGGCGGGCCTTGTCCACGTCCTGCACCGCGCCCTGCTCGGCCACCACCTGGCGCACGGATAGCAGGTGCAGCGCCTTGGAGCGCCGCTTGTTGATCTCGTCCTGCAGGCTGATCAACCCGCGCACCATGCCATAGCGCTGGTTCTCGCGGTTGATATACGCCGACTGCAACAGCAGGCTGCACGCGCTCTTACCCTTGCGATCCTTGAACCGACTGCGCTGCGGGTTGGCCAGAATGCCGTTCTTGGTGAACGTCGCCTGCCACCACGTACCACGCTCGTCCCAATGGCACTGCACGACACGCACGCGGCGCCGCCGGTTATCCGTCCAGAACGCGGTTTCCGGCCGGTCGTTGTAGTAGAAGTCCGTGCTGCTGAACGACGCCTCGATCACGTCGTCGCCCTCGGGATACAGGCCCTCGAGCTGGTCGCGATCCATCCATATGACCAGGCCCTTGTATCGACAGTCGCTGAAATCCATCGAGCGGGAATGCGGATCGTAGAAAATGCGATCCCACGGAACGTGCGTGATCGTTATGTTCGCGCCGCCCTGGCCGTCGTCCTCGAGGCCGAGTTCCGCGCCGCCGGCGCCATCTACGAGCATGTCCTCGAATACGGCGCTGCGAATTAATGGAAAGTCATTGTCATCGGCGATATACCGCAAGGCTTGTGTTGCTGCCATCGCGCGATCATCTTCAGACGGAGTGCGCGCAAACGCCTTGGGATCGGTTCTTGCTTTTCGTTCCATTCCGCACAGTAGGCCGACTTTTTCCCTTATTTTGTTGATGACTATAGCCGGCTGCCCGCGTTTCTTTAGTTCCTCTAGTTCCTCAGCGGTCCACTGTGAACCGTCCAGATATTCTCTGTCCCTCTGCGCCAGCGCTATCTCGTCCTGCCGCGCCATCTCTGATTCCTCGAACCAGCGCACCAGCCGGCCGTGCAGATCATCGAGATCGCGCGGATACTCGTCGGCGCCGCTGGTGAGGTCAGCGACGGCCGGCGGCGTGGATGGGCCACGCGGCTCATGGATATGGACGTGTAGCGCGGTGTCGCTCATTGCTGCGGCTGCCGGGTTCCGGCGATAGCGCCGGCGCCGCCTGCCATCAGGCCGGCGATGCCGTATTTACGCAGGATTTCGATGGTGGCAGGATCAAAGATGACGGTGTTGCGTGTGCCCTCAGCGCCGCCACGCGAGCCTGCGTCGAGGTAGCGGATGCCGGGGATGCCGGCATCGCGGAGAGCTTGGGCCGCCTGAATGTCGGCGCCATCTCGCCGCAAACCAAAGTGCGACACCACGTTTTCATAAGCCCCGCCAGGATTGAATGGTCCTGTCAGAGGACGGCCCGTAAACGGTGACACTGGCACTTGGCTAACGTCAGTTCCCAGCACCTTGCTAAGAGCCTCCTGCACATGCGGAGATTGTTCGTGCAGCGGCTTGTCCCAGTCCAGGAAATGCTCGGGCGGGGCGTTGATGTTCACCTCGTACATGTGTCCAAGGTTCTCAGGCGTGCCCTTACCCAGAGGCGCCATGAGATCGATCTTCCCGGCCAGACGATCGCGATACCCTCGCGCCACGCCCTCGTTCTCGGCGAAATACAGCCCGTGCCCGTAAGCCTGCGCGCCCTCGCCGGTGCCGATCTTGCCGAGGTCGAACGCATCGAACGAATGCGGGCTGCCGTGATACGCGGTGAAGCCCTTGCCGCCCGGGGCGTCGCCCACCATGCCGAGCACCATCGCCGGCGCCTCCTGCATGCCCTGCGCCACCGCAGCCCGCGCACGATCCATGTCCGTGCCAAGGATCGGCTGGCCACTCGATGTCATCGCCTCGATCGGATTGAACGGCCCCTGTGGCACGCCCACGGACTGCGACGCATAGGGCGAGGTCGTCTCCGTCCCCACCGGATTGCGCATGACCTGCTGCGCCAGCGGGCCGAGCTGGTTGGGCGGCGCGCTGTAGTCTTGCGGCAACACCGAGGGATCGAACAGGCGACTGAGCCAGCCGGACATGCGTGATCAGCTATTCGGTCGGCCACGAAGGCGCATTCTGGAACGCCACCTGCAGGCCCTGCGGCGCGGCGGCCTTGACCGCGGCGTCCATCGCATCGCGGAACCACGCGGCCACGAACGCCTGGCGGTCGGCGTCGGTGCGGACGCCATCGGACTGCGCGTAGGCACCGAGAAACGCGGCGGCCCACTTGTCGGGATCGTGGCCAACGAGGCGGCTGAACCGCGCGCCGGAGAGGGGTTCATTCATCCCACGTCACCTCAATGGATACTTTCTTGCCGTCCTCGACCGACCCCAGCCGCAAGGCAACGAACGGGCAACCAAGCACCACCGCAAGCAGCTCTTCCGGCACATCCAGCAGGCACGCAGATAGCTGGGCGGTTGCTGGTATTCCGCGCTTCACCGCCTGTAATGCCGCGGCGACCGTGTCGGCCGTTCTTAGGCACACAACGCGCGTGGTCATCTTGCCGATGGTCTGTAGTCCAGCACAGCTTAGCCGGCACGCCGCAACGAAGTAGCCCAACGCATACTGAGCGATGCAACGCAGATCCCCGAGGCTTGGCGTTCGCGAGAGATCGAACCACGGCTTGACGTGCTGCTTCGGCAGCGGATGAACGTATACGGGCGGCGGTTTCGGCTGTGGCGTTGACGCTAGTATCGCCTCGTCATGCAACAAGCGATCGAGGAACTCACGCTCGGCGGTGAGTGCTCTGGACTCCTGCGCATCGCGTCGCTCGACCAGTCCCCGCATGTGGCGAAGGAACGCGGCTTTGTCGAAGCCTATCGGCGGCGGCAACGCCCGTGCACGTAGCGGCGGGTCGACTCGTAGCGGCACACTGGCTGCCGCTGTGCGCATACGCTGGATCGAGCGCTCTATGATTTGCGCCGTGCGCGCCGGGCTTATTCCCTCACGCTGGCCAGCTTCACGCAGCGTCTCGTCATGTCGAAAGTATCGGCAAAGGATGCGCCGCTCGCGAGGGGTTAGTGCGGCAGCGAGTTCCCTGACTGAGATCCGGTCAACGAGGTGCGTTTCATAGTCATTGCCACTCAACGCACCGCCCGCGATTCAGCCAGCGCCACTGCGCTGGAGAACAATTGCTCGACACGCTTGCGGCTACCGTTGTCGTTGTATTGCACGATCAAGCCCAGCCGCGGCTCCCCTGCGCGCGAGCCTCTCTCCCGCACTTTCTCTGGCAGCACGGGATACACATAATCGAGCGCTAGCCGCACTGCCTCGTCGCGGTTCCATTCGGTGGCGACGAGCAGCCAGCCGAGCGCGCAATGGCGGTCATCGTTCTCTATGCCGATGGTGCCTGCGGCCCAACGATTGCGCACGCCGTCGAGTGCAATCCGCAGCTTGGCCATGTCGGACAGCAAACCCTCGGGCAATCCGTCAAACGGCATCTAGGCTATCCTCCAATTAGCCACCTCGGACTGCCGGGCACGCTGGAACGCCCGGTCCCAGCTATCGACGGGCGGCGGCTTCGGCTTCTCGGGCTGCATCTCGCGCCAGGCGAGCGCCATATAGCGGAACGCATCGGCGCCATGGCTCGACCAGTCATGCCTCGGCCGGTCGTGGAACGTCTTGGCCTTCTCATCAAAGTCGGCACGGTAGGCGCGCAACGCCTCAAGACCGTCGTAGCATTTGGTGCCGTCAAACCACGCTTTGCCGATGGTCACGCGGGCAGCGTTGATGCCATCCATAACGTTCTGCTTCGGCAGAATGCGTGGGATGCGGTTGGTGAGACTGTGCAGCGTTTCCCAGAGCGATCGGCCGGTGCCAAGCTGCCGCGCCTCGCCATCATGTGGCAGATAGTCGGTGCCGTAGGTGTAGCCGCGTGACGACAGCACGGACGCATAGTGCGGCAACCCGTGGCCTGCCGCTTCATAGTAGTCGATGACGCGGATCTCGGCGAGAGCCACCTGGAAAAACCAGATCGCCGTGCTGTCGCCGATGCCGAGATCCCAGGCTGTGTGGACTGGCAGGATTGGATCGTATGGCACATCGCCGATGCGACCGGATGCCTCGGCCTCAGCGATTTCTCGGCCGTAGTAGGCGCCGAGAATAGCGGCATCGAACGAGCATTCGAGTTCCTGGTCGTATTGCTCCGGCGTGAGTGTGCCGCGCATGTCGTCAAGCTCGGCCTGGCTGAGTAATCCGGTGTGACTGGCGCGCAGCACGAGCGAGAACCATTCTGGTGTCTGCTCGGCGTGATGATGCACGCGCCAGAAGTCGTTCCGTCCGCGTGGTGTGCCGATGAACACGGCCCAACCGGCACGATCGGCGAGTGCGGGGCGTAGCACTTCGGGCCATGCGCGTGGGTTGATGTCGGCGTATTCATCGAGCACGAGGCCGTCGATGTAGGTGCCACGCAGCCGGTCGTAATTCTCGACGCCGTAGAGGCGGACACGCGCGCCGTTGGGGAATATGACCATGAGGTCTGATTCGCGCTGCTCGACGCCTGGGATGTCAGCGGTGAAGCGCTTTAGATATTGCCAGCATGTGTCTTTCGATTGTGTATACGTCGGCGACATATACGCGAAGCGGCCCTCTGGTTTCTTGCAGCGCAGCGCTGCATCGATGAGGTCCATGACACATGCAACTGTTTTGCCGCAGCGACGATGCGCGACGATGCAGGCCCAGCGTTGTTTGCGTGCGTGGAACGCGGTGAACTGCGGGCGGGCTTCGTAGCCGAGTTTAATCTTTGGTCGTGTCGCCACGATCGACGCCTGTGATGACGAGCACCGGGCCGCCATCGGGGCCGGTGTGGGTTGTAACGGCCAAGTCCGGCATTGTCTTGCGGAGCAGGCCGAGGGCGGCGCGGATCTGATCTCCTGACATCTGGACTGGCTTACCGCTTCGCACGTCAGGGTGATCGAGGGCGAAGCTGTTTAGCCGCTGGAGCAGTTCGGTAGTCTTGATAGCCGAACGACAACGCTCATCCTGTTGAGGGTTAAGCCTGACGCCATTTGGCTGTCCGTGAGATTGACGAGCCATTTTCTTTCAACGGTAAAGACTTGGGGAAGGTATCGTCTTAAGCACTATCTCGCGCCATGAGACAGTCGGCTGCAACCGAGACTTCGCGCATTGCGCCGAAGCACATGACGCCGACGAGCGTGTGCCCGTCGCGAGTGCCGATCACCACGGCGTCGTGTCCGCGCATTGGGCCAGCGGCGAGCGTGCAGGCGGTGCCTGGTGGCCATGACGCATGGAGCGGGGCGATGGAGCGTCGCGCGTCATCGCCGGCCTGTAGCGCTTCGACGATGCCGTGGGGTACGCGCTCTGGACCGGCATGGCCTGAGACGACGAGGCGCAGCACGCCAGGGCTGTATCGGATGGGTGTCCATGGATCATGTTCAGGATCGAACCGGATGAAGAGGTAGTTGCCGAAGAGGGGTATTTCGACGGTGTGCCAGAGCGACGGGATGACTCGATCTCGGCGACGGACGGCACACATCGGCAGGTAGGTTTGGTATCCGCGGCGGGAGAGGTTGGACTGTGCCCAGCGTTCAGCCTGTGGGTTGGTCTGACAGACGAACCAGGCTGGTCCACGAATGCGGCTGCACCGGACGGGAAGTGTCCCATACGGTGCGACAGCGGTATCTAACCGGGTATGTGGTTGCCTGTCAACGATGGCGTGAGCGACAGCAGCGCTCATTCGGACACCCCGTTTCCCGGCCCTGAGAGCGTCGCTTGATGCCCTGTGCCGCTGTCCGCACCCACATGCCCCCCTGACGGCTGGGCGGCCTGTGGCACGCTCTGAGGGGCCGCGTGGGCCTCGGCGAGTTCGCATTCCACGTCCATGGCGGTGGTGGCGGTTTCGATCTGGCGTGCGAGGCTACAGGCTCGCAGAGCGGCGACGGTGTTGGTGTCGGCGGCCTGTGCGTGGGCGATGAGCAGCAGGTCGGCGGCTTCGGCGACGAGGCGGAGGAGGTTGCGTTCGGTGTTGGTCATCGGAGCGGCCTGATCCCGCCGCCGAGACACGAGAGGACATCGATCACGAGGTAGATGATCGCGATGATGACGATGGCGGCGATGAGGATGTTGATCACGCGCAGCACCAGGTCGCCGGTCACGCCGAGCCATCCGAGGACGTAGGGCAGCAGTAGTCTCAGGATTGCGACGACGGCACAGATGACGACGATCCACACCAGCAGCAGGAGGATCGCGGTGACCGAGAAGCACATCAGGCGGTCTCCCTGCTCTGCGCCATGTCTTCGGCGAGGCCGCTGATTGCGACAGCCATGGCGTAGAGGCCAGCAGCCTGGGCGAAGGCTGCGGCCAGGGTTGGGTTACCAGCCTGGAATGCCAGGGTGGCCTGATGTTCCAGCATATCGCGGTTTCTGGCGTTGTCCGCGCCAAACAGTTGCGGGCGTTCCTCGTCTGAGTGGGTCATCAGGCGATCCTCTGTCTGGCGAGTTCCGCCCGGCGGCGTATTTCTTCGACCTCGTCCTGGGCTTCATGCTCGGCGTCGTGGCATGTTCGACACAGCACCATCAGGTCTTCGTCGAGTTCGCAGCCACGCCGTCGGTAGGTGAGATGGTGGACGTCCAGATGCTCCGTAATGCCGCAGTAGAAACATTTACCTTCGGCCACGGCCAAGGCACGGCGGCGCACGAGGTCCCAGTGTCTGGTTTTGAGGTATTGCCAGTACGGCATGCGAAGCAGCTCGTCGGGATCTTCGCCGCTCTCGGACATGAGGCCAGCGCGGCTATAGCGTGACTCGATGAAAACGGACTGCCGCCGCCAGATGCCTTGGTAGTCGGCGGCCTCCACGAAGCTCGGCTTCGGTCCCAGGCCATAGGGATCATCGCTCATGGCGCGACCCAGATGCCAGCCTGCTTGCGCATGGCGGCGAGATGGGCACCGACCAGCGGGCAGGCTTTGGGACGCACGGGCTTGGCGACCGACTGGCGTTGCACGTCTAGCGTGTGGCGTTTCTCACGAGGCTCGGCCGCTGCTCCAGACGGCGGAAGTGCATCCAGAATTTCCTTCAGGGCGTCCCGAGAAAACTCAGCCACGACCGGCGGAGGATTCTGCTCCGAATTGGCCTCTTTGCCCTCGCGCGCGGCTTCCTTACCTAAAGAAAGATATAAATCTTCTCTTTGTAGAGGTAGTGGTACGCTGGCAAAACGGGTGGCAAAATCCTGGCAAATGCCAGAAATCGGTGGCAAAGGCTCTGGCAAATTTGGTGGCAAATTTCTGGCATTTGCCAGGTTATCCACTGGCAAAGGCTCTGGCAAATTTCTGGCATTTGCCACACTTGGGTTGCTGGTCGGCTGCGGTATGACGTGGCGCCCGACAACCTCCGGTTGCTGCTGTGGTGCCGCCTTTGGTGTCGGTGGAGCGCTACCGTTGTTCGTATGCGAACGATGCTTGGCCTCGGCGCCACGCTTGCCGGCGTCACGGCGCTTGTCACTGATCTCCGTCCAGCGACGGCGCTCCCAGTCCATGCGCTTCTGGTGCAGCTTGCCGTCCGTGGGCGTGAAGAACCCGCACAACTTCGCCCAGACGCCTTTCCACGCCTTCTCGTCCAGCTTGACGATCGCCGCCAGTTCCTCGTGATCGTCAGGCAGCGGGCCGGTGCGCCAGTAGTGCATCAGCAACAGCACGTAGGCGCCGTGCTGCAGCGTCGTCAGGTGCATGGTGTCACCCAGATAGTCGGCCACATAGAGCGGCATCCACTTGTCGTTGCTGCTCATGCCACCGCCCCCCGAAGCTCTGAAACCACCGCCGCGAACGCCGGATCTGCCGCCATCAGCGCGTCCACACGCCGACACGCCTGCATCACGGTGGTGTGGTCACGGTTGCCAAATGCCCGCCCAATCGCCGGGAAACTGGCCGGCGTGGTGTGCCTCGCCAGCCACATCGCCACCTGTCTAGGTCGCGCCGACGCCTGCCGGGCGGATACCAGGTCAAGCGCCGTCGCCCCCATACGGGACGCGACCAGCCTCTGAATGTCATGGATCGTCACAGACACACCTCTTGCGTTGCGGCCGGAGGCATGCGAAATGGGGGTTGCAATCTGTCCCAGTTCGCGGCCCCAGGCCGGTTTGATCGTCTCAGTATCGCCCCGGTTCCAGCCGGGGCGTTCTGCTTTCATGGCACAGAAACGATTGAGTCGGAAGCCGCTCATGACCCCTTCCCCAACTCAATGCCATTCTCTTTCGCCAGCCACTCGATGGCCTGCATAAACCGCAGATCCTCGGTCCACATCAGGAAGCTGATGGCATCGCCGTGCGCCCCGCAGGCAAAGCAGTGGTAGAAATTCTGGGGATACACGAACAGCGATTGGCAGAGTTCGCCATCCTCGTCACACCACGGGCAATCGCCGCGCCAGTGGCCACGCTCAAGCCGTAGCGCACCGACCCGGCCACGCATCACCCGCACCAGCAGATCGGGGACGCTCGGCACCCGCCGTGCTGCGACCAATTCGGCCTGGTGCTCCATATCGGCGGTTTCCTGATGGCACTGCTCGCACATGCCGGTACCGGGCCAGGTGATCGGGTTGCGTTCGCAGAGGAAGCAAACGTCGGTCATCCGAGCACCACACCGATGATGGCGCTGTCGTCCTCGGTCATAGAGGCTGCTTCGTCCACCACCAGCTTGATTTTGTCGTGCTCAGCCTGCGAGCGGTTGATGAGGTTGAGCCGCAGCGCAAGATTTCGCCTACCTTCGGCAATCGAGCAAAGGTGCAGTGGTATCCACAGAATCCCCTTGTCGCCCTCCTCGTCATCCTCATCGTCGTCATCAGGCGGCTCGTAATTCTCCATCCCACGCAAAGCCGGCACCGCAATGCGATACGGCAACACCAGTCCAGGCAATAACGTGGGCGCCCCTGATGGCGCTACGGTCTTTCGCATTAGCCGCCGGGCGATTGGCTTGATCCATCCGGCGATCGCGCTGTCATAGTAGGCGGCACAGATCCCGCGTGCCGCCGGCAACGCCGCTTGCGCCACCTGCTCGATGGTGCATTTCTGATCGCCGAACGCCCGAATCGTCTCCTGGATCAAAGCGATCAAGCGAGCACGGGTCAGCGCTTTCAATGACGCCATCGGTTATGGCTCCCCGAGATGTTCTTCGAGAACGACCAACCAAGTCCTGGCCACGCCTACGCATCGCCGTACGGTATCGGCCTGGAACGGTCGCAACGCATCCACCACCACCTCAGGCTCGGGGGCGGCGAGGAAGTATTCCAATGCCCGCATCGCAGGCGCCGAAACACGTAACCGTTCCTCGGCCTGCCGTGATTCTTCCATCGTTGATGGCGGATAGACCTTGCTGCCATCAGTAATGGCGGAGCCAAGGATGCAAGCGAGATGCTGGAATTGCGCCGGCTTGAGCTTCTTTCTGCCGGTCGCCTTACACAGATGATCCACGATCGTCGGAATATCCAATGCCGCGGCATCATCGGTGGCTTCTGCTGAAGCCTGCAACTCTGCAATGATGGCCTCGAACTTAGTCCGTTCGGCTTGCATCGCCGCGACAATCAGCGCTTCAGCATCAGCCTTGGAGATATGTTCGCCATCCTCCGCGCGTTCTATCGCTTCGTCGCGTGCTTCCTGTGGCACGTCAGGAGCCGACAGGGCATAGAGGGCCGTGGCATCGATCGTCAGGCCGGTGAAATCCGCAACGCTTGCGAATTTGCGAGCCACCAGCATGTAGTTCTCGGCGGTTCGTTCCTTCCACCCAAATTCGCTATCGATCCAATCGAGCCAACCGCCGTGCGCAACCTCGGCCTTGGCCGCGATCAGTTCCCGTCCGATCTCGATGATGCAGGTGCGGGCCACGCCTACCAAGTCGCGGATGCGTTGTGCTCGCTCTGGCAGTGATACATCGAGCGACATTTGAATTGGTAGTTGCTCGTTCATGCTGCCTCTCCGTCGATCACCGGCTGGCGATAGGCCCCCACCGGCTCGGCGCCGCCCGCTGGCTGATACAGCACCAACTCGACGCCGCCGGACACGCGGTGCAGCTCGCACAGGTAGCGCATGCCCCACACGACGATCTCGCCGTCGTAGCCGCCGGCTTCCAGCGAGGAGAGGATGCTGCGGGCGATGATCAGCCGCCCAGGTGGCGCAGGGGGCTTGCGCGCGGTCATGACAGCCGCGCCCGCAGCGGTATCGCCGCCTCGAGTAGCGATGCTTCGACTTCCTCGACGCTGCGGCACATGCAGACGGCAGCCCCGCAATAGATCAGCTTCCGGGCCATCTCGCGTTGCGCAGGAGACATGCGGCCATGAGGCGCCTTCAACTCAATGAAGAAAGCCTTACTGCGGTAGATTACACAAAGATCCGGGATACCGGCCCTCAAGGCTTCGCCTTTCGCCCGCGCTCCAGCCTGCTTAGACCGCATCAGGCCATTTGGTATTGAGAAATGAATCGCTTCTGCCGGTAATGCGACACTGAGGAATTGGTGCACCGCACGCTGCAACAAAGACTCTAGCTGTTTGCGCTTAGGCGGATCAGGCAAGAGCGATGCTGTTGTGATGCTCATCGCCCATCTCTCCGCTCAGCACCATCACTGCGCAGACCAATTGCAATGAACCGCTCTCGCCGAGTGCGTTTCCATTCTGTGCGACACTCAGGGCAGTAGCGATAATGCCCAGCCGATATGCGTAGATGCCCGCGCAAGCAGAACTCCTTTCTGCCTTGACCCAGCTTCGCTATCGGTGGCTTGCTGCCACGACCCTTCCGGATCATGTCGGCTGTATTGTCTTTCTGCGTTCCGATAAAGAGATGTGCCGGATTGACGCAGGCGGGGTTATCACAGTGATGGCACGCCCCCATTCCATGCGGAACCGGACGACCATCTAGTTGCAGGGAGACGTGCGTTGCGGGTTTGAGAACCTGCTTGGAAATACGGAGTTGTCCGTATCCCTTGCGATCACAAGAGCCATCCCATAGCCAGCAACCGCTATTCGGCTCTGGCGACACATAATCCATAAACCTATCGGCCAAGGTTCGTTGGAAGCGCCGGTGTCTTAGGCCGAGATATTGAGCGTGCAACGAGGCCGCAGCGCGGCTCACGCCGATCTCGGCGGCAACCCGCTCCATCGACAGCCCAATGGCGCATGCCCGGCGTAAGGCGTTGTCTTCGGCTGCCGTCCAATGGTGATAATCAGCGCTCTCCGCACGCTGGTGACTGCGCGCAATCCTTCGCAGCGCCCCTGCGCATAAGGGACTGCAAGATCTGGGGGTCGGCTTCTTGTCCACTCTCGCCAGAAACGGCTTGGCACAGTGCTCGCAAGTCAGAGCGACCATTGGCCGCCGCCTAACCCCACGCTCGGGCACCAGCGAGGCCGTGACCACGCCGCTCACGGCCACAGCCCCGACGGCCAGGACCGCAGTAGCGGCGCCGTAGCGCGCTCGGAGCGGGCGACAGCAAGCTCGAACGCCAGCGTCCTCCGCGCCATCTCCAGTTCTGCCTCGATGTGCTGCGCCGCTGCCTCCGGGTGCGCAACAGCCTTGGACCGCGCCAGCTTCTGCTGCACCGCATCCTCGGTGCGCCCGAGCTTCGCGGCGATCTCCCGGCACGTCATGCCCTCGCTGGACCAGCGGATGGCGCTGCGCAGTTCCGACAGCGCCCAGAGAGGCCGCCAGCAACGGCCACGCATGTTGCGCCCGCTCATCGCCGCGCCCGCCAGTGCCAGCGCAGGCGTTCGGCGATCATGCGGCACATTTTTGCCAGTCTCTCGCGCCAGCGCATGGCTGCTCCAGTGGGAGCCTAGGCTGCTCCTCCCGGTGTCTCTTGGCGGCAGCAATGGAACGCAGAGCCGTCGCTTTGCGTTCAAGTTCCAGGGCAACTCCGTCGAGAAAATCCGCCGCGCGAAATGCCAGCAGCCGGCGGCGCTCAGCGCCTATACCAACCGGGCCGTCGCGGTAGAACAGCCGGTGCATCCACCGCCGGGAGGTGCCGATCATCTCGCCGATCTGGTCCAGCGCCGTGAGCGTGCCGCGCCCCGTCCAGTTGGACGCCATCACGCAATCGCGCACGTCGGCCAGCGCCACCTCGATGTTGCGTTCGGTCTCAGCTTGGTGGCGAGCACGCTTACCTTTCGTCACTGCGAGTCCCCCAATTATCGGTGCTGCGTCAGGAGGTGTAATAAGTGCGAAACAGTGTGCGGTTTGGTACATTCCTCCGTCTAGGTGAGGGTGTGCGAGGTCATGCGGCCTCGCACTCGATGGATCGCGTTGCGGCGCCACTATAGGAACGCGGTCGTTGAACAATCCCCAACAAGTCGTCGGCAGAAATGCCGAACACCGCACTGATCTGCGGCACT